ATTCAGATTGTTGTGTGGCTTGTAACTTTGTTCTTTGATCTTTACGATCTTCCATCTTATTAAGTTTTTCTTGTGCTTGAGCAACCTGCATTTCTGCTAATTGTAATTGATAGTTAAATTCTTCTGCCATCAATTGTTTCTTTATCAATGCTTCTTGTTGCATCTTTTGAATCTCGAAATTTAACTTAGATTGCTCTAATTGTATTTTTTGTTCTGTAATTGCTTGCTGCTTTTGCACTTCAGCCATTGCTGTTTCTTGCGCTAACTGAGCATTTGCTTGAGCTTGTGCTTGTATATTTGCTTGTTGGTTTGCTTGATCTCTATCTAATTTCTTTTTTCTTTTATATTTAAGAGATTGATTAGCTAACTTAATATTTTTAATTTGTCTTAAGTCAATAGCATCTTCAAGATCAATACCACCTGATTGCAAAGCAACTTGTATGTTTTGTTCTAATTGTGCTTTTTCTTCATCATCCGGCTCTAATTCTAAGAAGATACCAAAATCATGCAAGTTTAAGTTTTGTAATTCCTTTAACGTTTCAACCGATGATACTGATATACTTTGCATTAATGAACTTGCTGTTAATGGAAAGTTTAATGAATCAGCAACTCTTCTTGAAATATTTTCACATACACGCAAAGTTAAATATAAGCTAGATTGTAATATGTGTCTTGTTGCTGTATTTGAATTTGCAGCTGCCATTTTTTGTAAACCAACTAAAGCATCTCTATCTGGTGTACTAGCATCTCTAGCTTCATTTAATCCGGTTACATCACGTATCATTTGTAAGTAATATTGATATGTTTGTATCAATGATTGTATCTTACCACTACCCGATGAAGTTTGTAATTCCTGTATTGGAATTTTAGCTCTGTTCATATCTCCATCCTGAGTCATTGATCTACCAACGATACTACCAGTTTGAAAATACATATTTAATGCTTCTGCAGCATTATAATTTGTACCATTACCTAAATCAACTTCAGCTAATCCATCAACATCAACAAATACTCCATCCGGAACTAATCTAGCTAATACTTGTTGTATTTTTAAATGCGTTAGCTGGATCATATCTGCAAACCCTGTTATACGGCTTACTAATGATTCAATTCTTCCTTTATACATTCTTGGTGCACAAATAGCATAATTCATTTGTACTCTTGTTGTATCAGCAAATGGTCTCGTCATATTCTCTGCTAGTTTCCATTCTAACATTTTTTCGTGACCTAATATTTTTGCTCCTGAATATAAAACTTCAATACTTCTTGATACTTTGCTAAATGTATCGCTTTCTGGTGGATTAAAATCATCCGTTTTTTCTAATGCTTTTTCTAAACCAACATCTGTTTGTTTAATTTTAAATACTTGATTAGAAAATGTTTTGTATTCAAAATACAATACCTGTACATTAGAAGTGTCATAATCTTGCCCGTAATAGTTACGTGTATAATTTACATCACCTGGATATTTTTCAATCTCTTCTAAATCAGCTTTTGTTAAATGTGGAAATTGCATTTTAACCTCTTCTAACGTAACAGATCTAACTTCACCAACATAATATATATCTTCAAAGTTTGGATCCTCTGTGTAAGAATAAACAAGGTTAGCAGGATCAACGTAATCTATTGTTACTCCTTCTGCTTTGTTCCAATTTGTTTTTGTTGCCGCAATACCCAAAACAACTAAATCGTAATTTAATCTTTTGTTTATTAACGGATATTTGTTATTATCTAATATTTGATTTATTACTTCTTCTTCAGCTATTTCAATTTCTTGTTTATAGCTTAACTGCATTCTAATTTCTAGCTCTTCCTTATCTTCTGGTAAATTATCAGGATCTGGGCTACTGTACATATTAGCTCCTAGGGTACCTTTTATTTTATCTAGTAAAGGTTTAGTAAGCATGTCTTTTAATATGTTAGCAGCAAATCCAGTTCTTTTTTTAATTGAATCAGGATCTTGAGCATAAGCTTTAATATCGTAGTTCTTGCTAGATATACCGTTAACAACAATGTCAACAAACTTAGGTATAACAGGTACCGGTTTCCAGTCAAGATTCAAATAAGATAAATCACCATTGATTGATAATTCATCTTTATACTTTTGAACTGATTGCTCACCTCTAGCATATAATCTTAACCTGTGAAAGTTCTGCCAGTTGGATCCCCATCTGTTTCCAGCACCACCAACTCTATCACCTCTAAACCATTCGTTTTCAATAGCTCTACCTACTTTAGCTCCGTACTCGTAGCTTTGTTTCTCTGAATCTGGTACTACCTGACTAGGAAAAGAACTATTATTATTAGTATAAACCATCTATTATATTATTTTTGAACTAAAACCTTCGTTATTATATTTTTTAAAACCTAATGACACAGTCTCTTTTGGAGCGTGAAATACAGGTGTGTAAGCGTTTTTGTTGCAAGCCATTATAGCTAAACCTGAACTAATAGTAGCATCATGCTTAGTTCTATTATTTATATTAAATCTAGACCAGTCATTCAAAGTCTTTTGAAAATACATATCACCATAACCACCTTCTAATAAACCTACATATTTGTCAATGTAAGATTCAATAGCCGCTGCATGGGCCTGTAACATATCTTGTGAAGCTGAAGGTATACCACCAATTTCTTTTTCTGCTGGCGATAACTTATTCCATATCTTATCCGGCCTGTTCATTGAATAACCTCTATATCCTCTTCTTTTTAAATAGTAAAGTAATCTAGGTTTGTTATTCTCTGCTAATATTGGCATACCGTAAAATACTAAAGCCATTAATACATCTTCAAAAAATATCTCTGCTGTTTGTGGCCTGGCTATATATTCTAAAAAGAAATGACTAGGTGGAACATCTTCCATTGAAAACTTTGTTAATCCGTGTAAAGCTCCTTTAGAACCTCTACTTTCATCAACTGTTCCTGATATATCGTAACTGTCACAACCAAATGCACCGCAATGTTCGTTACCAGGGTATTTAACTCCATTCTTTATAATCACACGATTTTGGAGATTTAGCGGAGGAATCCAAGAAATTAAAAATCTACCGTCTTTATTTGGTACAAATATAACTTTACTATCTTGTATACCATTTTCCCATTGAAAACTTCCTTGTGTTAAAACATTTGAGTTTCTTAGATCATCATTATAATCTATTTGCTCATATATTTTTGTAAGGTTAAATAAAGATTGCTTTGCTTCATCTCTGAAAGCGTGCTGTTCAGTTCTTGGAAACTGTCTGTAGTATTCGTTTAATGCATCTTGATCTGATTTTAAACCATCAACTTCATTTTGCCAATGCTCAATAACCCCATAATCAATCCACATATCATCCGCCCCCTTAATAGGCTGCTCTGGCGTTAAGAAAACAGGCATACCAAATTTATCTATAAAACCTTCAAAGTTCCATTCCATTGGTATAAATAAAGAATATAATCCAGAACTTGTTTGACCATTACGGTTACGCTTAGTTACATCTGAACTATAATATAATTTCTTAAAGTTTTCTCCACCTTTATCTAAAGCATTAGAAGTAGATCCCATCATACATTTACCTACGATCTTACTACCTAATCTAACACACGTTTTTGTAACTCGCCAGTTATTTAGAATGTTATCCGGTTTTTCCCATTTACCACTTTCATCATGAACTAATAATCTTAACTTTTCACCATCATAGCTATTGTCTCCAGTATTCTTCCAGTCAATCGTAGTATCTAATCCTTCAAGCTCTTCTAATTGCTCTTGAGCGTCTAATTTTCTTCTTGTTAATTTTGATGCAGGTATTCTATAAGCTAATTCAGTTTTCGGACGGTCCATACCATCTTGAATTGGTTTAAAGAAAAAAGGATAGTTTATTGATATAGGTACAACCTTATCTGTAAACATTTTCTTTGCATCGGCTCCTGACTTCGATAGTATTCCATATCTTGTATCAGAACTTAATGTAGCTTGGTTAACTAACTCAGCAGAAGACATAAATGAAAATCCTGAACGTCTATTCTTTAAATAGCACATACCATAACATCTATTATCTGCTTTACAAGCTTCCCAAAATATAAAGAACACTCTATTAGATTCACGGAAATCAGGAGCACCAACGTCAATCTTGCTCCATTGTAAATACATATAATGTGTACCAGTCATATAAGTAGGTACACCATTGTTGTAAAAAGAAAAACCTTCTTCTCTGTATTTGAATTCTGCATCAATAAAGTCATACCAATTTTCTTTAAATTTATCTGGATATTTATTCCAGTCAAATACACTTTTGATACGCTCAAGCTCTTTTGGATATTTAGCTTGTTCCCAATATTGTTCTTCTTTTTTATTAGATCTTTTGTAAGCATTCTCAATATAAGGTAATGCAATCTTTAAATTTTGTATTTCTACAATCTCTCCAATCTTACCTGTCTTGCTTATAACAATTACATCATGATCTTTATTATATCCGTATTCCCACTTCTTACTTTTATTAAGCCTACTTATAATAGTTGGTTTAATATAGTCAGTTAATGTGGTTATTAAATTTTGTTCGTACATTATTTAGATCTCCCTTCTGCAAACCCTTTAAAAACTTTGCTTGCTTTTTCGCTCGCATCTTGAGCATCTAATTTTTGTCTTTCTTCTTCAATACGACTAAGTATCTCGAATGCATCGAAGATAGCTAACTTTTTTGTTGCTGCAGCATTTTTTAATTTATCTGCGGCTAAGTCGTCTTCTCCATTATCTAAGATAGCTTCTTCAGCAACCTTAATTAACTCCAATACCGCTTTGTGCCCAGCTTGGATTATATTCTGCTTCGTCTCCTCTATATTCATATTTAATTACAATATCATTTGATTTCATACAGTATAATCGTTTACCTTCTATAATAAATTCAAATTCCCCGTATGGTTTATATCCTACTAAGTCACCTGGTACTATTTTCGCTTCATTTAAGGAGCTATTACCATATTTTAGTATTCCAATAAGTCTTTGCTCTTTTTCTAAGCTAAAACTGTTATTATTTTTTATAGGTTGTATGAAGCAACGGTCACCAAAAGCTTTCCAATTACCAACATCACCATATAAATATATCTGATCAAAATCTACAAAATACTTGTCTTCGTTAAAGTATGATCTACTGTTCTTTTGTTTACCCTTTATATCATAAAATCTTCTAAAAACATTATGATGTATTATTACTTTGTCACCAACTTTAATATCAGTTGTTCCAAACAGGGGCACAGCTAAAACTTCAGCCATATTATTAACAGCTTTAAAAGATTCAATCGATGTGTTAACAACTAAATCTTTATCACCAACTTTAACTGTATTGTCATACCTATTACCTACAGGTTTAACAATAAAGCTAAATGCACTTCTCATTAGTATTCTAAATCATATTCCACTGAAATAGCCATGTGACTGTTAAATTTCTTCCACGGCATAACCTCATCACTTTTCTTTATATAAATATTGTATGAATTATCCGTTTCCTCAAATAGTATATGGGAGATTTTATGTCCCCCGTATACTTCTTGATTTACTGAATAGTGCATTGCTTCATTCTTATAGTCAGCTCCAATACTTATTTTTCTAATGACATTAGCCATTACTTTCTTCCTTTTCGATTTCAGTATAACTACCGTCTTCTAGGTTAATATTAATAGCACCATATTCAGATTCCAATTCTGATTTAAAATCCTCAACTTCTTTATTAACTTCAGCAACCTGATGTAATAACGAATGCTTTTGTGTTTCTAAAACACCAATGTTCGTTAACAATATGTTTAAGTCCTTTTGTTGAGCAACGATTTTTTCTAATTGATCTTTCTTAATAGTTTTTGTTTCTACTTTTTTCATTTTATTTAATTTGATTGTTAATAATTAGTAGCAACGTACTGGAGTCGAACCAGTTTAAGCGGGCTTATGAGACCCGTGAGATACCTTACCTCCCACCTGCTATCA